GCAAGGTTGAAAGCCGTGATGCCAATGCTCGGCGGCGTGTTGTAGAAAGCGCCATCTTGGAAAAACGCATTGGTGAACGTCACCGCCTTGCCGCCAGATGCCGTGCCAGACGCAATCACAGAGCTGGTTTCTGTCCGCAGCGGCATCTTCGCCGTAAAGCCCAGCTCATCCAGCAGCGGCGTTTGGTCGACGTGATCGCTGCTCAGCTCACATTTGAACTGGAACAGGCGGCCCTGAAAGTGCCCGTTTCGTAGCGGCACCCAGTCACCGAACACCAAGTTGCTCTCTAGCTGTTGATCATTGGCGTCTTCGAGCAGCAGTTTGTCGCCGTTCTCCGTCAGCTCGATCTCTGTTTGCTCGCCAGTTGCACAAGCTCGCAGGTAGACCTCAGCGTTTACGTCGTCAGCCTCTAGACCATCAAAGTCGGTCCAAGTGTCGATCAGTGCCGTGCGCTCATCGATGTCATCAGCCGGATAGGTGCCACGCATCACCAGATGGCGGCTGAACTCGATGTCGAACTGCGCCCCTAGATCAAGCGTGTTGGCAAAGAAATACTCGCCGCTGCTCTTGCGAGTGCCGAGGAAATCAAAGCTGCTCAGAGCATCAACATCCAAGATGTCGTCAATGGTTTGATCGCCATCAATGACCAGCGCGTCGTACTCCTCTGAGTAGAACGTGTCGTTTTTCTGCCCTTGGAACTCAGGGTTGTCGGTGTCTTCGCGATCCTCAAGGATCAACAAGCGCGGCACCGAATCCGTCAGCGTGTGAACGACTGACCGAACCGCTGAGCTTTTCTTGTTCTGGTCGTCGATGAACCGGACTAGGTATTCACCCGACAGTTCCGGCAGGATTGCGTAGAACGTGTTGGCCTTAACGACCGTCAGCAGCGAGCTGTTCGGCCAAGTGCCAGAGCCGTCAGTCTTTGAGCTGTGGCGGATCTCAGCGTTCAACCTGTCGCTGGTTGCGCCCAGGCCCTCTTTCGGCACAGACCAAGTAACCATTACTTGATTAGAGCGATGCGGCTCTAGCTGTACGTCTTGCGGATCAGGCGGCAGCTCAATCGTCGTCGTGCCACCTTCAGTCGTCTGGTCCTCTTTCGGGACAACGAACGACCCAGAAACCCACTGCGAGTGCTTGAACGTGCCGTCGCGGCCGATTGATCGAATCTGAAACGTGACAGTCGAACCAGGTTTGACGCCCTCAACCTTCAACTCATTGGTCGTCTGCCTGACAGTCTCAAAGTTGCCGTCGCCGACCTTGAATCGGATCTCGTAGCCGCTGATGTTTCCGTCGTTGTCACGCTTGAACCCGAAGAACACGTCGTTAACAACGTTGTTGTTTCGGCGGACCTCTTTGGTCTCAAAGGTCAGGCCACTCGGAGCTGTCGGGATCTCGTCGAACGTCGTGACCGATTGGTACTCCAGTGCATCGGCGTTGTCGGCCGTTGCGTAGATGCTGTCGTTGTGCTGGACGCCGACGATTGCAAACGTGCCATCACCACCATCAGCGACCGAGATGCAGCGAAACTTCTGATGGGCAACGGTTGACGACTGGATCGACCAAATCGACTGAGCCAACGGCGCTGCGCTGAACGCAGACGACACCGTGATCACAGAGCCAACGACAGTGCTGATTGTCTTGGTTTCAATCGTGCCGTCGGGCAGCGTTGCGGTAAGCGTGTGAGCTGAACCACCGGGCAACGTGACACTGATGTCAGCCGTGACCGTCGTTGTCGTCGCTGCGCTGCAGCGGCCCGCAATGCGCGCGCCTTGCCGCATCTCATCGGCAACAGCAAACACCTGACCAGGCAAAACAATCGCGCCTTGCAGGCCAGTCGAGAACGTGACGGTCTCGCCGTCCAGCTCTTCTGATGCCATCATCCAGCGGCCTAGGCGGTACGCCTGATTGCGCGACGTGCAGCCAAAAGCGACGACTTCGCGGACTTGATAGCCGTACTTGGTGATCAGCGCCGCGTCTTCGACAACAACAAAGTTCGGCTTGTAGAAGTTGTCGGGGTCGTTGTAGCGGACGCGGATGCTGGTGCTGCGCGTTTTGAGCGATGAACCTGTGTAGTTAAAAACGCCCTCAATGACGTTGCTGTTCGTGTAAAGGTGAACCGGATCAACGGCAGAGCCGTCCAGATTGCCGTGGTCGGCAGCCAACTGCACGGTGTTGCTGCTCCAATAGGACATCCCACGGAACACTGAGGCCAGATCCTGCAGCACGTTGTAAGCCGCTGCGCGATCACCGATGACAACGTTGCAGGCGAAACGCGGTTCTGTTGTGCCGTCTTGATTCGTGACTAGCTGGTTCGCGTATTGAATCAGCGGGTAGAGATCCGTGTAGCTGATGTTGGACGCGGTTACAAAATCACCGCAGCCGTAGCGGTCATTCAGCACCATGTCGGCAAAGATACAGACAGGGCAGGTCGTCCATGACGTGCGGGTACTGCCGTTGAACACAACATCCTGCGTCAGGTCAAGGCTGCCGTCGTCGCGTACCGCAGCATTGTGCGGGATCTGCACCAGTCGCCCTTTCACTAGGTAGGCACGAGTCGGCAGGTTGCTGAACTGCCGGGTGTTTAGCTCAAGGCCAACGCAAGCGGTGTACGGGTAGGCACTGCGGATCTCTTGACGCTCAATAATTGACGACCAAATCAGTTGATTGGCTCGACCGTTCGCCAGCGGAGAGGTTTTAGGCACCTCTTCAAAGTTTGCGAACTTGACCTCGAAATGGTTCTCACCGAGGTTCACTTTTTCAACCTTGATGTTCCACGGATATCCTTCGCCTTTAGCATCACGCGGCAGCTCGATGACAGGCGTCTTGATTTGATAATCCGTCAGCGCGATGCCTGTGACCGTTTTGTCGAAAACAACGTTGTAAGCAGCGCCTTGGGCCTGCACTGATACGCGAATTTGCAGGCTGCCGTTGAACGGCTGCCCTTTTGCCAAACCTTCAACAGCTGTTGAAAGCAAGCGCGGGATCGTAAACAACAGCTGCACCGAATCGACTTCTGAATCGGTGATCTGCCTAATAACAGTTCCAGAGCCGTAGTCTCGTGCTGTTACCTCATCGCTGGCGTTGACTGTTTCGGAATAGTTTTGCCCAACTTGAACTGCAACGCCTGTGATTGTGGTGGTTGCGTTGCCTGCCTGCAGCAAACGCTCTTGCCTTCGTCCACCGAGGCGATAGTCAACGTCTACATCCTCAGTCGGAAAGTTTGGATCGTTGCCTGTGAATAGTGGAGTTTCGTCAAGAAAGATCTGCTCATTGATGGCATCGAAACCCTCGATCGGGCCTTCGCACAGCAGGTCAACAAGCCGAACGCTAGAGGTCGAGTTAAGTGCCATAGTTAACCAAAGCTAGGGTTGAAGCCGTGCCGAATCCGCATAGTGGTGCTGCTATTAACAGAGGCGTCTAAGATAGTTACATCTAAATTGTAAAAATCAATATTCGATCCTTTGTTTGGGTCAAACTTGTGGTAATAGCGATAGGAACTTGTTGTCAACCCTTGGATCGTAAAAGACTCTCTTGCGTGAATGTTGTCAGTGTCTTCCCTGCGTGATTCGATCATGTACGAAATAAACCCATCGGTTTTCGTTGAGCCCGGACCGCCCACCTCGCGGAACAGGTTGACAACCTCAAGAACTACAAAATAGGTGTTAGGGTCTTTTGTTGGCCCTTCAGTGAACTCAAGGCGAAAATTATTCGCCGCAGTTAACTTGTCGTCTTTTTTGGGTGCTGTAAATACATCTGCCGTTGATGATCTATTGAGCTGAAAGTGGACGAAGTTCCAGCGGGCCATGCCGTCACGGCGTGTTCCCAGCTCTAGCTTGTTGCCGTTGACCGTGACCGTATCATTGCTCGGCGTTCTAGTTGCTTTCTTGATCGGGTCAGACTCATCAGCAACGTCAACATCTGCCGAGATGACGTGCGAGCCGATCAGCACTTTGCCGTAAGCCACCGGGATAGTCGCGCCAACACCGACGGTGTTCTGTGCCCCGAGATAGGCGTAGGACTGCTGCCCATCAGCGCCGCGATTGACGGACTCTGGCCGCGTTGCTGAAAACTCACCCCTAGTGCTTACGCCGCCGTTCGGTAGCTCAGGCTGCGGTGACAGCATCTGTGTAACGCCGCCCAGCACCATGCTTGCGCCAACAACTGACAGAGCCGTGCCAATCGCAGTGGCGTTTAAGACAGCAACGGACGAAACGCCAACGATGCCAGCACCACCAGCACCGAACAAACCAGTGGTGCCGAATAAGCCAGCGCCAGGAAAGAAGAAAGACGCAGCAACCAGGCCAATACCGGCAAGGATCTGACCAGCACCGTCTTGGCCGACCAGCACAGGCGTGACGACCAGATCGTTCTGACCAATCGGCAGGTGCAGATCATTAAGGTTCAGATCTACGCCAGCCTGCAGAACGCGGTAACCAATGCCGCTTTCGTGCGCTGCGATTAGCTCAGTCTTAAACGCCGGATAGTTGATGCACAGCAGCTTGATCGCATCAGCAGGCGTGCGGAGATTTTGGTAGACGTGCTCTGCGCCGTACCGCTCGCCTAAATCACCCAGCAGTCGGACGACTTGCTGCATATCGGAAGACCGCCGCGACCCTTGCCAAATAGTATCTGCTCAGCGGAATCACCGCACTTAGCGAATCACGTTGCTGATGCAATATCCGCTCGTCGGGCAACAGAACAGCAGCGTGCATCGGAGTGCGTGTGGCGATTCTCATGATCAGCACATCGCCAGGCTGCCGAGTCTGCATCGTGACCTGTTGAAAGCCGATGCGCTCGGCTTCTGCGAGGAAGATACTTTCACAGGTTTGCGTACTCTCTGGCCGCTCGTAGTCCGGCAGCTCAACGCCCTGGAGCTTGAACCAATCGCGCACCAGTGTGAAGCAATCGGTCTTGCCGTATTCCCACTGGCGGCCGATCAGGGATTGATAGTCAACCATTCGTTCTGAGGCATCCGCAGAATGTGCCAAGGCACAGAGCCTTGACTGCAAACAGTCTGGTCTGACTCGCTCGCTGGTCCACCTTGCGGGTGCGAGTGAACCACGGCCTCGACTTTGCCCATCATCGCCGCGACGGCATAGTCACGCGGCTCCAGCACAAACGTGTTTTCCGGCGTATCGGCAGCGTTGCGACAGGGCCAGTACTGCCCGTTGATGACAAGCCCGCACGCCTCGCATGGGTAGGAGCGTGCAGCGTGCGCCTCAGCGTCAGATCTGAAGTCGGGCACCTGGGAAACCTCCGAACGGCAAATCACCCTCAGGAAAGCGCAGCGTGCAGCTGGTGTAACGCTTACCGCAAACATCGTTAGCTTCAGTCGTCGGGTTGTTGTTGATGTCGAAGTATTTGGTCCCGTTGTATCCGCAGGTGGTTTCCTCGCGATACACCCAGGGGCAATGTTCCAAGACCTGACGACGCGGCAGCGCGACGTTGACTAGATCAAGCTTGCTAGCCAGCTCAAATTCAACCAGCAGCGGATTCTCGTTCGCAACGCGGTCGATGTAATAAATCTGGTCTTCGAACTTCGCTGTCGGATCTGCCGTTGCATTCGTGCCGCTTGTGAAGTTCACGGCGTCTAGAAACTTTTTGCAGGTCTGAATCCTCGTCACCTTTGCCTGCAACGGGTTGTAAAGCAGCAGCAAAGCCGAGATGGCGTTGCCGGTGTTTGCAATCCGCATCGTCGGGCGAGGCAGCACGCCTTTCGTTGACGCCTCGAAGCCATCGACCTCGATTGCTGTGGCCGTATAGGTCAGGCCGTTGAACACAACATCGGCGGTCAGCTCATTGGTGCCTGCGTGGTAGTAATACGTCTGATCGACGCCGTTAACGGCCTGCGTCA